TCACTGACACGGGTTTCTATTGCTTGATTAGCGATGACAATGCCGTCAACTGATTGTGGATAAGCTAATTTTGTATCATCCACCGATTTTGCTGGTGGAACAGTACCACTCACAACATGCGCCCAAAATACGGACATTTGTTTAATAAAGTCTAATTTTTGGTCTTGTGTGAAAGTAAAGTCAAATGTGACAAACTCTTGTCCACCAAATAAGACTGCGAGTACCACTCTATCAACATTGTGTACTGTGGCTTCATGCAAGCATTGAATGTAATCAGCTTGTGGCACTCGATTGGTTTCTGCATCAAACTTATTACGCACCATCGCATTATAGTTTTTGACTTCAACCAATGTATCACCAGCGGTGTTAATGTAATCAAAGTGAGAGCGCAGCCAATCTTCTTTTGCATGACTCATTGCGTAATCAGCTTCCTTCAACTCCATCTTTAACCGATCACTGGCAATACGAGCAATTGTTGGCTGCATCACATGACCCATTTGCACGGCTTCCACATTACTCAAGTCTGGGGGTGCCAACTTACCCTGTTTAATCAAAACAGTTTCCACTGCATTACCATTCATCACCTGGCGGCTATCACCACTCCACCAAGCACCGTTTCTTACTTCAGGTAAAAAATCATCTCTATCGTTCATATTAGCTCCGCCATCGTTTTAACTAATTCTTTAAGGATTTCAATCTTATCTTCAAGCGCACCAATTTCTGACTCCAACTCGTCAACTTTGTTTTTTAGTTCATCAATTTGAATTTGATGACCAGGCTTCATTTGAGTAAATTCATCCATCATGCACCTCCACGACAGAAAACAGAGGCAATGTGCTCATCATCATCCATTTCAAACTTCGGCTCAAACCACTTGCCTTCTTGACCGCAACCAATGTTTTCTAATACATAACGGTTTTGACGAGGATTTCTAGGTTGAAGATTACCAGTCACTAAATCAATACCATTGTTGGGGCTGACACAAAAAGCAGAGCCATACTCTGCAATACTTAAATGCTTACAATCTTTACAAATCTTCATAATATCTTTCCTTTTGTTAGGTTATAAAAACATATCAATCTACTACAGTTCACATCTTACACTAAAAAAAATAAACTTTGCAACATATATTTTATATTTATATCTATACATACACAATTATACATACACAGTTATCCAATATCACACACAAAAATATATACATACACAGTCAGTCAGCAAGAGTGTGCGGGTTGAATGACCACATGTGTGTTATATATAGTATAGGTAAAATATCTATAAACAGTTATAATATTTACCAATATGATATACGTATATTATATATATATAGACTATAGTACGTTGGGGTCTTTGGGGTAATCCTCTGGGGTCTTTTTGGCAACCCTTTGACCACCAGCCCACCCCTTGACCCCCTATGATTAAAGGTTAGCAAAACTGAAAATCAAATCTTGAGCCACACGCACACACATGCGCACGTAGGGAATTTTTTTGGTGCTTACAACCCTTTTATGTTTCCAGAGATCAAAACTGTTTTCTCTGCAGCCCAACTCTCATTAACGTCATTCGTCATTAAAAACGTCAAACCCGTTTAAAATCTCGTTTAACCCGTTATTTTTTATTTTTAGATCGAGATATTAAAAGATAAAAAAATACCCGCCTAAGCGGGTTTAAAGTGATTCTATAATTGTTTTAAACTTTACCGTACTTATTGGGGTAATTTTTGCAATAAAATTCATTTTCAAATTGATCACGATAATAAGTATTTTCTGATCCATATTCTACAATTCTGATCGTACCTAAAATTAACCAGGTATCTACTGTTTTTTGATCAAGTTCTTTAGAATAGTATTTTTCGTTCTGTTTACAAATCGCTAACCCGAATTTTTCCATTTCTTGAAGTAAACTCATGTTAAAACCCTCCCGTACGATATAAATAGATAACGGCTAATAGAGCGCCAGCTGCCGCCATGAATAAGCCGCCTAAAATGTAATCTTTAATTGAAGTTTTCATTGTGATCACCTTAATGGTATAAATTCATTAGAAATAATTGTTCAGCGCCAAAAACTCTAGGTTTTTCACAACAATCGCAAGTATATTTTCTAGCGTCAGGTTCGATCCCCTCGTTTTCAGCTCCACATGCCAAACAAAAACCATTTTCGAGCTCGATAGCTTCAACCAATTCATTTTCACTAGGTACAAATACCGTTTTAGCGTTCATTAATTTCAATTGTTTCATTTTTTTAATTCCTTATGTTAGTTAGAAATGATTACTTAGTAGTAATCGCTGATAACCCTATTTAAAAGGTTATCAACGCTTACAGTATTAAGCCGCCGCCTGGTTATCTAACATGTCAAACGCTTTGATGTAATCCGCCGCTTTTTGTGCAAGCGCCGCCGCTTTAAAAATCGCATTCGGGTTATCTTTTAAACAACGTAACCAGCTCTCGATATACCCGCCATGTCTAAGCTCACCTTGAATTTTAAAATCCTGGCATAAAAAAGCTGCGCCGAGCTCCGCAACAAGTTCCTCGAATGCATATTTTGGGGAGCCGAATTTATTCCCTAGCTCTCTGTTTAATCTTTTCTCCGCTCCGCTCCAATGAGTGAGCTCATGTAATAAAGTAGCGTAGTAATTCGCTTCACTATCAAAGCTGGTTTTATTAGGCATAGCGATAAAATCTCCCTGACTAGTGAAATAAGCACTATTCCCGCCATGTTTTACCGTTGCACCAGTTTTAATTACATGATCTTCAAGAGCGGGAATAGGGTTGAAAACCTTATCATCTTGAGCTGGTTTTTCATAATGAAAGTTTTCAACCTGGTCAGCGTTAAAAACGTAATAAGTTTTAATGCAAGGGTAAGCGCTCTTTTGAATATCTCCGTTAGGTTTAATATCCTCTTTGACCACTGGAGTATAAAAACAAATCTTCGTACCCTTTTCTCCCTTTTTTACGGGTGAGCCCATTTCGCTCCATTGTTTAAAACTTGCCCAGTATGGCGTTACATATCCGCTCATATGACCAGAGAACGATAAGATAAAGCGATTGATTCCGTTGTATTCGTTCTTAGTTACTAGGTTTATATCGGCGCTTGAATCACTATGCCATGGCTTAACCCAGGGTATAGCACCATTCTCTAGTTCTTTGATGATCTTGTCTGTTACCTCTTGATAAATACTATTCATGTTAAATTTTCCTATTGTTAGTAAGTGATATGACATATAAACATATAAGTATATATTTATATAAGTATTGTAACGTATGAACATGAGAAAAGTAAACATATAAGTATATATATCTGTATATATATTTTTTTTATATAGTTAAGTTATATCTATAGTTATTCTATATATAGGGGTTTACTATAGCTTTTCTATATATATATGTAAGCCTAGTAATTTTGGGTAAGTTTGACCAGGTCGTCAACTCCCCACGCTATGACTAAATATAAGTATATGTCCCCCTATGGTGTATATCTATAGACTATAGGGTTATATCTATAGTGTATAGGGTAACCCTCAAGGGTTACATATAGGAAAGAGTTATATCTATATAGATACAGTTATATCTATAGGGTAATAGGGTTTATATAGTTATATCTTGTTGATGTAGCGCAGCTGGTTCGTTGAGTTGGGTTTGAGTTTGGTTAGGAAGGTGCCCCATACCAAGTTCCCCCCAAAAAAAATATGGGTTTTTCGATATAGTAGAAATAAACTATAAAATATAGTGTATATTAATAACTGGTTATATTTATTAAGGAGTTTATATGTCAGATATTGTGATAGAAAAGAATGTAGAGATACCAGTAGCTAGGGTTAGAAGTAATCATCCATATAAAGAGATGGAGGTTGGTGACTCATTCTTTGTAGAGAATGGTGAGTTGGTGCGAATTTGCAATAACAACTATCGGATGCAGAAGATTTTAGGTCGTAGGTTTATTGCCAGGACAGAACACAATGATGATGTGAAGGGAGTGCGAGTATGGAGAACCGAGTAGATCCTATCCTTGAAAACTTAGGTACTGCCCCAGATGACTTGAAGAAAGCGTACATTGAGCGGGTGTGGAACATGACAAAAAGTGAACTGTTCAATGAGTTGATGCGAGTACAGGCGGAGAGTGCCAAGATAATTACCGCCTCTCATAACGAGATTGTGCGCTTGCAAGGGGTGTTGAGAGAGTTAGAGTCTGGTAGTGGGTTACATTAAGCCAGAGGGCATTGAGAAGGTTTGGGAAGAACAGTTATTAGCAAGCCGTAGCATCCTCAAGACCGAGATGTTAAATGTCTTGCATTGTGAGTCAAAAGAAGATAAGAAGGCACTATATCAGCGTTGGAAGGCAGAGTATTCGGAGTTGATGGTGCAAGACTTAGTGAAGTGTGCCAAAGATCGTAAGAGTTGTTTAATGGCGGCTAATTGGAATTTAGATAATTTTGAATTAGAT